CGCAGGTTTCACAACCACCCGAAAGATATGCCTCAGCCCCCCGCCTCCCCCCCCCCAACCCCCCCGGACCCCCCAAACCCCGAAAGGAACAAAAGGAACAATGGCGACATACGAAGATAAGGCCGAACTCGCGAAGGTGGCGATCTGGGATGTGGTGTTCGCCGCGTGTGTCCGTCAGGCGCAGCACCCCGATGAGAACGGTGGCGGAATCGTCGGACGTGCCGCCGCAGTCGTGAACGCGCTGGGACTCGATGGGGACGCGCCCGTATCGAAGCTCCGCCCCCTTCGCCCCGCTACCCCGCCACACCCCGAAAGGAACGAGCAGTACCGGTGACCGGGCCGTCACTGTTCACGGCGCCCGGTCAACACCCCCGGTCGGCGGAATCGTCGTTGGTCGACGCCCTGAAAGTCGCGCGCAAGGCCGGGACCGTCACCCCGGCGGACCTCGCCGCCGTAGGGCTCGCTCGCCAGAGCGCACGCGCGGTGGATGACGCCCTCCGCGGGGAGGAACGCGCCGACAACGTCGCTACGCTCGTGCGCGCGCACCTGGCCGTCCTGACCGCGCTCGGTCTCACCCCGGCCGCCCGGACACCGGCACGCGCCGGCGACGCCGGCGGCCTCGGTGACGATCCACTCGTCGCGCTCGGTCTCGACCGCCTCGGGCCGTCCGCCGCGTGACCGACCTCCGCCCGTTGTACCTGTCGCCACGGACGCCCGGCGCGCCCACCTACGGGCCGGCCGCCGCCGCGCTCATGGCATGGGAACGGCGCGCGCCGATGCCGTGGCAATCCGACGCCCTCGACCGTGCGCTCGAGCTCGACACCGACGGCCGGTGGAAGTGGCGCACCGTCGTGTTGACCGTCCCACGCCAGAACGGGAAAACGACACCGGGCCGGGCGGTGGTGCGCCACCGCCTCGTCTACCCGCCGGCGTCCGGCTGGGAGCTCGGTGACCTTGTCGACGTGCTCGGCGTGGCCGACAAACGCGAGCTCGCACGCGAAACCTGGGACATTGTCACCCGGTCGTTTGAAACGCCGGCCCGGCGGCGCCTCATGGCGCACCGGCCACGCCGCGCGAACGGTGACGAAACACTCGGCCTCATCACCGGCGGCCGGTACAGGATCGCCGCCGCGAACGAAAACGCCGGCCACGGCTGGTCACTCGATTTGGTCTGGCTCGATGAACTCTGGAACATCGGTCAGGCAATCGCGCAAGGTGTCCTACCGGCGCAACGCGCCCGGCCGAACCCTCAGACGTGGATCACGTCCACCGCCGGCACCGACGATTCGGAATGGCTGAAATCGTGGGTGGAGCTCGGCCGCGCCGGCGCGCCCGGTGTCTGCCTCATCGAATACGGCGCGCCGGACGACGCCGACCCGGCCGACCCGGCCACGTGGCGGTCGGCGAACCCGGCGTTAGGGCACACGCTCCGCGAGGCCGAACTCGCGGACGCGTTCCGAACAATGGAACTCGCAGAATTTGAACGGGCGCACCTGAACCGTTGGACAACCACCGCGACGCGTGCCCTACCGCCGGCATGGTGGGCAGCGGCGCGCGACACCGACGCCGCCGTGCCGGCCACCGTGGGACGCGTCGCCGTCGCGCTCGACCTCGACGTGAACCGAAACGCCGGTGCCGTCGCGCTCGCCGGCACCATCGGCGCCCGCACCGTCGCGGAGCTCGTGGACCACCGGCCCGGAACCGATTGGCTCGCCGCCCGCGCGCTGCAACTCTGGCGTGAATGGCGCCCGGCCGCCGTCTACCTCGACCCGTTCGGGCCGGCGAACACCGTCGCAGACGAGCTCGACCGCCTCCGCGTTCCCATCGTCCGCGTGAACGCCGGTCAACTCACCGCCGCGTGCGCCGGCCTGTACGACGACCTCCGCGACGACCGGTTCCGCCACCGCGGCCAACCCTTGCTCGACGCCGCCGTTGACGGTGCCGTCCGCCGCACCGTGCTCGACCGGTGGGCATTCTCCCGCGGGAACTCCGCCGCCGATATCTCACCGCTGAACGCGGTCACGCTCGCCCGGTTCGCGCTCTTGGACGCCCCGAAAGGCTCCACCGTGATCCGCACCGCACCGTAACTGTCTCACCCCCGGTCTACGATCCCGCCGCGGGAAGTCCGGCACCGGCCCGGCCCGACCCGGTAGGCACGGCCGTGGCCGGCCTCGCCGGAACGGGCCGGGCCGCCGCCCGCCTCGAGCTCGAGCTCGAGCTCGAGGCCGACACGGCCCGGCCCGAGCTCGAGCTCGAGCTCGAGCTCGAGGCCGACACGCTCCCGGTCTACGATTCCCGGCCGTGATCCAGCGACCCCACCGCGAACGACTGCACATCGCCCGCGTTCACGGTGCCGTCCAATCCGCCGTGACCCGCGGTGAACTGCCGCCGCTCGCCGCGGTCGCTTGTGAATGCGGCGCCGCCGCCGCCGCCTATCACCACGACGACTACGGCCGCCCTCTCGCCGTGCGCGCGCTCTGCAATCCGTGCCACCGCTCGTGGCACAAGCTGCACGGCGGCGCGCCGGTCCCGGCCGCGGAGGCCGAAAACCGGCGCGACCCCACGACCTGGGACGCCGTGGCCGTCGAGCGCGCGAACCGCGCTCTCGCCGCGGGTCGCTCATAGTTATGTAAAGCTGCGATAGCATCCCGCCGCGTGGGTCTGTTCCGTCGCCGTCCTGACCCGCCGGCCGCGCTCGTGCGCCCGGTGCTCGAGCTCGGTGCCGGCGCCGCGACCGACGCTCTGCTGCCGCCGGCCGCGCGTACGACGGTGACCACCGCGCCGCCCGGTGAGTCGATCATGCCGGCACTACCACCGACGCGGAACGAGGCCATGCAAGTTCCGGCCATTGCTCGAGGCCGGAACGTGCTCTGCGGCACCATCGGCGCGCTCCCGATCCGCGCCTACTCCACCGTCGGTGGGATCACCGGGGAGATTGACGGCCCGGCATGGCTCGACACGCCCGACCCGCGGTACTCGCGTGTTTGGCTACTCGCCCAAACCCTCGATGATCTAATTTTTCACGCCCGCGCCTATTGGCTTGTCGCCGGCCGGTTCGCGACCGGGTTCCCGGCCGGGTTCCACTACGTGGAGCACTCGCGTGTCGGCTGGTCAAACGCTCATGGCGACACCTACCGGTACGGCATCCCGCCGGAGCTCGATAGCACGTGGGTGCTGACCGTCGACGGACGGCCGGTCGCTGACCGCGACGTGGTCCGGTTCGACGCGTTCACCGGGACCGGGATGCTCGAATACGGCGCCCGCGAGATTCGCGCCGCGCTCGCCCTCTCAGACGCGGCGCGCCGGTTCGCGTCGGTGGAGCTCCCGGTCGGTGTGCTCCAGGACCTCGGGCCGGGCATGGACGACGACGAGATAGACGCGACGTTGTCGCGGTGGGAACAGGCACGCCGCACCCGTACCACCGCGTATCTCGGTTCGTCATTCAAATACGACGCCGCGACCGCGCTCGACCCCACGAAGCTGCAACTGATCGAAGCACGCCAGCAATCCGCGGTGGAATGCGCCCGGCTCCTGAATCTCCCGGCGCAGTACGTGTCGGCGCCGATGGGTGCCGGGAACATCACCTATCAGAACGTCGAAAGTATGCGCCGCGAGCTGATCGACGTCGCGTGTGGTCCGTGGATCGCCGGCATCGAACAACGTCTGAGCATGAATGACGTAACCCCACGCGGCCAACAACTCCGGTTCGATATTGACGCGTTCACGCGTTCCACGAGCAACGACCGGTGGTCGTCCTACGCGACCGCGTTCAACATCATGGACCCGGCGACCGGTGAACGTGCTCTGACCATCGCGGAGATTCGCGACCGCGAACAATTCACGCCGCCGGGCGCACAAGCTGCGCCACAAGTCCCCTCAGATGCCCGGTCGCTGACGCCGGCGCCGGTTCCGGCGGCTACGCCGTGACCGCCACGCTGCGCCGGTACCGGGCCGTACAGACCGCCGGTCTCGGGATGCTGCTGCTCGAGGCCACGGAGGCACCACGGAAGGTTCCCGGCGGTGGCCGCATCATCGCCGGCCCGATCATGCCGTGGGACACGCCCGGACGCCCGACCGGCTACCCCGGCCTCGTCAGGTTCCTCCGCGGGTCGCTCGACCTCGAATCCGTCGCCGGTGGACCGCTGCTCCTCGACCACGATCCGCGCCGCCCCATCGGCCGCCCCACCGGTCTGATCGACCGGCCGTCCGACCTCGCCGCCGCGTACAACGTGGCGCCGACCCCGACCGGCGACGACGCCCTGGCGCTCGTCGCCGCCGGTGTCCGCACCGGGTTTTCCGTCGGTGCCGTCGTCGACGCGTACGACCTCGGTGACGAGGACCCGGCTACCGGTATCCCGGAACTCATCGTGACCGCCGGCCACGTCCGCGAAACCAGTTTGTTGACATTCCCCGCCTACGCGACCGCGCGGGCGCACATGCTCACTGATCCCGAAGGGGAAAA